GGGGCCCGTGCTGGCTCCCCAGGGCCTGGCGGCCGGCGGTCCGGTCTCGCCCGGGCGGGCTTACCTGGTGGGCGAGCTGGGGCCGGAGCTCTTCGTGCCCCGGCAGGGCGGGCAGATCGTGCCGAGCGGCGCCGGCAACACCTACATCACCATGCACATCCAGACGCCGGACGTGGCCGGCTTCCGGGCGAGCCAGGCGCAGATCCTCCAGGACGCGCACCGGGAGGCCGCGCGGTTGGCCCGGCGGGGCGGGGGGTAGTCGATGGCGTTCGACGAAGTCCAATTCCCGGTGGCGATCTCGCTGGGGGCCGAGGGCGGGCCGCAGTTCAGCACTATCGTCATCACCACCGACAGCGGCGACGAGCAGCGGATCGCACAGTGGAGCCAGGCCAGGCGGCGCTGGAACGTGGCCCACGCCCTGAAGACGCCGGCGCAGCGCGACGAGCTGATCGCCTTCTTCGTGGCCCGGCAGGGGCGCGCCCGGGGGTTCCGGTTCAAGGACTGGGCCGACTACCAGGTGGCGACGGCCACGGCCACGGCCGTCCTGACAACCACCACCTTCCAGCTCCAGAAGATCTACACCTCCGGGGCGGTGACCCACACGCGGACCATCGCCAAGCCGGTAAGCGGCACGGTCCGGCTGTGGCACCCGAGCACCGGGGTGGAGATCACCACCGGGTGGAGTGTGGCCACGGCCACCGGGATCGTGACCTTCGGCTCGCCGCCGGGCTACACGCCCAACGCCACCTGCGACTTCGACGTGCCGGTCCGGTTCGATACCGACGCGCTGGCGTGGCGGCAGGATGACCCCAACGTGGGAGCCTGGGAGAGCATCCCCATCGTGGAAGTGAGGGTCTGATGGCACTCAGAGCGACGGGGATCGACCTGACGGCGGAAACGCTCACCCTGGCGGTGTGCGTGCGGATCGCGCGGGTAGACAGCACGTTGCTCGGGTTCACCAGCCACGACCGGGGCCTGACGGTGGGCGGGGAGGCATACGTGGCGGCCGGGTTCGTGCCCTCCGCGGTGCGCACCGAGGCCGGACCCACGGTCGATAACCTGGAGATCGTCGGGCTGTTGGACTCGGATGCCATCGTGGAGGCGGATCTGCGGGCGGGCCTCTACGACGGCGCCGAGATCCGCGTCTTCGTCGTGGACTGGAGCAACACGGCGCTCGCGCCGCTGAAGCTGGTCAAGGGCACGCTCGGGGATGTGCGGCACGGGAGCGGGCAGTTCGCCGCCGAGCTGCGCTCACTCAGCCAGCGCCTGGGGCAGCGTGTGGGAGACTTGATCTCGCCGCTGTGCCGGGTGGCTGCGCTCGGGGACGCGCAGTGCGGCGTGATATTGGCCGGCTACCAGACCGCCGTCACCGTGGCGAGCGTGGTTAGCGACGTCCGCTTCACGGTGATGCCTGGGGGGGCATTCGGCGACGGATACTTCAGCTACGGGCGAATCACCTTCACCTCGGGCGACAACGCTGGCCTCGTGCGGGAGATCAAGTCTCACGTGGACTCGGGCGACGAGGATCTGACACTGCAGCAGCCATTCCCTTACACCGTGCAGCCCGGAGACGCGGCGACGGTGGAGGCCGGGTGTGATCGGCGCCTGGAGACCTGCCGCGACAGGTTCAGCAACGTCGCGAACTTCCGCGGCGAGCCGCACGTACCTGGGAGTGATTACCTGATGCAGCGGGGGCTCCGCACGTGAGAGCGATGCTTGTCGCGGCGGCGCGCGCGCTGATCGGCGTGCCGTTCCGGTGGGGCGGCAGAGACCGGCGCGGGGTGGACTGCGCGGGGGTGATTGCCCTGGCGATGGAGGCGGCCGGGCTTCCGGGCCAGGTGCCCCCGTATGGGCGCACCCCGGACCCCGACTGGCTGCGCCGGCAGGTGGAGCTGCTGGCCGAGGAGATCCCGGTCGAGGATGCCGGCGCCGGCGACGTGCTACTGATCCGGGTAGGGCGGCAGGCGCAGCACCTGGCGATCCAGACGGAGCAGGGGCGCATCCTGCACGCCTACCAGGCGGCGGGCGTGGTGGCAGAGCACCCGCTGGACGAGCACTGGCGGCCACGCGTGGCCGCCGCTTATCGGATAAGGGGCCTCTGACATGGCGACTCTGGTTCTGGGAGCGGTCGGGGGCATAATCGGCGGTGCCCTGGGCGGGCCGCTTGGCGCACGCCTCGGGTTCGCCCTGGGGACCATGGCCGGGGCGGCCAATGACGCGCAGTTCGGCGGCCCAAGCGTGAGCCCGCCCCGATTGGACGATCTGCAGCGGCGGATCACAGGCTCCCAGTACGGCACGGCAATCCCGCAGGTGTGGGGCCTGTGCCGGGTTGGCGGCTCGGTGATCTGGGGCCAGGACCTGGATGAGCACGACCGAATCGGGGAGTCCCCCGCGGGGATCGCGTGGGGCATGTCCGGCGACTACTATTACACCGCGAACCTGGCGGTGGCGGTTTGCCGGGGGCCGATCACCCGCATCCGCAGGATCTGGGCGGGCGACCAGGTCATCTACGATTACACCGAGAGCCCGGAGAGTGATTACACGATCCGGATCTACCTGGGCACGGAGGTGCAGACCGCAGACAGCCTGATCTCCACCGCCGAAGGGGCCGCCAACACGCCGGCGTATCGGGGCCTGGCCTACGTAGTGTTCGAGGACCTCCCCCTGGACCGCTGGGGGAACGTGATCCCCAACTTCAGCTTCGAGGTGGAGGAGGGGGCCGCGACTGTTGGGGGCATCCTGGGCGACATCGCTGACCAGGTGGGGCTCGCTGCCGGCGACCGCGATTTCACCGCGGCCACAGCCGCGGTGACCGGCTGCCTGCGCGAGGGCCGGGTGGCGGCACGGGAGGCCATCTCCTCGCTGCTGCAGGTCTACGGTGTCGATCTGGCAGAGATAGACGACCAGGTGGTCGCGGTGCCAAGAGGCGGCGCGTCACTGGCCAGCATCGACGCGGACGACCTGGGGGCGCACGTCTACCAGGAGGGTGGGGAGCCGGTGCCGCCGGCGCAGACGACCCGGAGCCAGGAACTGGACCTGCCCGGGCGTGTGGACCTGACCTACCTGACGGACTCCGAGACGTATGACCGGCGGGTGCAGACCGCCTACCGGCACGGCTATACGGCGCAGGTGCAGGACCCGTGGACCATTACGGTGCCGATCGTGATGACGGCGGACTTGGCGCGGCAGACCGCAGAGCGCATCCTCTACGACGCGTGGAACGAGCGGCAGCGGATCTCGCTCCGGCTGCCGCCGCGATGGTGGACCGTGCCTCCGGCCGGTGTTATCACCGTGCCGATAGCCGGCACGAACACGCGCATGCGGGTGCGCTCGGCAGACATCGGCCTCTTCGGGGAGGTCCGCGCCGAGGCGGCCTTCGAGAGCGCGGACACCCTGACGCAAGGGGCATCCGGCGGGGAGCCTCCCTACACGCCCCCGGCATTGACGAGCCCGGTGCCGACCGTGTTCACGGCGTGGAGCGGCCCCGAGCAGGCGGACGAGGACGGGCTGCTCCCGGGCTTCTACGTGGCCGGTTACGGCGCCGATGGCTGGACAGGGGCGACGATCTACTACAGCCCGGACGGCGGCACCTCGTGGGTGATTGGCGGTGCATTGCAGTATCCGTCCATCTGGGGCACCACCGTGGGGGCGCTGGCCGATTGGGCAGACCCGAGCTCCTGGGATAACACCAACACCGTCGACGTGACGGTGGGCGGGGGCGTGCCGGGCTCGGTGAGCCAGACGGAGGTGCTCAACGGCCGCAATTACGCGCTGATCGGGAACGAGCAGGGCGGCTTCGCAACGGTGGCGGACCTGGGGGGCGGCACCTACCGACTCTCGGTGCTGCGCCGGGGCCGGCGCTCGACCGCGATGACCGGGCACGCGCCGGGGGATCGGTTCGTGGTCGTCACCTCCGCGGTGGCGCGGGTCTCGGTGGATGCCTCGCTGGTGGGGCAGGTGGTGCCCGTCAAGGTCGTCTCCTACGGGCAGGCCCTGGGCGACGTGACGGCCGTGAACGTCACCATCGCGGGCAACAACTACCCCTACGCCCCCGCCAACGACCAGGTGCTCTGGGGGCCCTTCTACGTGGGCCCGCTGGTGGCGGGGTTGCGCTATAACCTGCGCCTTGCCTTTGAAGATCCGGACACCCACGCCGCGCTTGGGGCATACCCCGACCGCAACTTCGCACAGGCCTGGTATTGCGACCAGGCGGACGTGGAGATCAACCCGGAGACCAACGGGCAGACAACCACCAGCGCCTCCGCCACCGCAGAGATCCACTCGGATGACGCCAGCGCGGGCTCATACGGCGACGAGTATAACCTGGAGGTCTGGTGCATCACTGAGGGCCCGGGGTGGACGGGCGACTCCGACGAGCTAATCGGCACGCTGACGGTGGACCCGATCCCGGCCCTGGTACCGGATCATGGCGACCTGACGGGCCTGGGCGACGACGACCACACGCAGTACCACAACGACGCCCGGGCGCTGACGTGGCACTCGTCGCTATCTGGCGCCCATGTCACGAACGGCGACAGCCACGACCACGCGGGGGGCGACGGGGCGCAGGTCGACCATGGCGGCCTGGGCGGCCTGGGGGATGACGACCACACGCAGTACGTGCGGCACAGCCTGGCGACGGCGGTCAGTGATTTCCTGGTGGCCAGCGGCGCAGGGGCGTGGGTGAAGAAGACGCTCGCCGAGGTGAAGACGATCCTGGGGCTCGGAAGTGCCGCCTACACGGCCAGCACAGACTACGCCCCGGCGGCGCAGGGGGTGACGAACGGAGACAGCCACGACCACGCCGGCGGCGACGGTGCGCAGGTAGACCACGGAGGCCTGGCCGGCCTGGGGGATGACGACCACACCGCTTACGCCAAGGTGGCGGGGAGGGCGAGCGAGAGCCAGACGGTGCAGGGTGACCTGGCTGTCAACGGCTACACAGCACACGGGTCCGGCAACACGGCAACGATGCGGAAGGTGCTGAGCCTCACGACTGCCGCCGCGGAGGGCGGCTACACGTCAGTGGCACACGGGGTGACGAGCACGAAGATCGTGGGGGTGACGGCGATCGTGTTCTGGGATACCGGCAAGGCCATTCTGCCGGGTTACGACACCGAAGCGGGCGTGGAATACAGCGTGAACTTCGACCTCACCAACGTAACCGTCGTCCTCTCGGCGGCCAACAGCGAGAGTATCCTGAGCAAGGCCGCGAAGATCGTGGTGGAATACACCGCGTAGGGGATAGGCCGGATAGGAGGCCGCGGGTGACTGACTACCGGGGGAAGAAGCGGGCGGGCCTGGTGATCCGGGCAGAGCGCGCGCAGGTGGCGTCACCGCTGGGCGCCATTGTGGACCGCTACATCGTGCGCTACCGTGATGGCGCCAAGGGCCCGATCATCACCGAGACGCTGCCGCCGGCGGCGGTGGATGCGCAGATCGCGCGCTACCGGGCGGCCGGGCGCGACGAGCTGGCCGACGACCTGGAGTCGGTCCGCACGGACTGCGAGGCGGGGCAGTGAGGCACATCCCCACGCCGATCGTCACCTACCCGGACCGCGGGGCCGTGGTGGCCGCCCGGGCGGCCATCGAGGGTGCGCTGGCATCGCCGCTTGCTCCCCTACGGTCCGCGGCGCCGGGCGTGCCCATGTGCATCTTGAGCGGGTGCGGGTGGCAAGACACGGGCGGCGCGCAGCGGCCGGTGGCACTGGCACGTGCCTTTGCGGCCGCGGGGCATCCGGTGATCTACTGCAGCAAACTGGACCACGGGGTGGCGGTGCGAGACGGGTGCCTGGTGACAGACCGGATGACGATGGCCGCCGCGGCTCCCGCGCTGCGCGGTGCCGGCGGGGTCGTCATCACCACCCTGCCGGACTGGACGCCCCTGGTGCAGCGCATCCAGGAGCAGGGCTGGCGGGTCGCCTACGACCTGATCGACGACTGGGATGGGTTCGTGGCCGGCGGTGATCTGGGTAGCGCGGCACTGCGACAGGAGCGGGAGCTGGTAGCCATGGCCGAGCTCGTGACGTGCTCGGCGCCGCGGCTGGTGGAGCGCGCGCAGCGCCTCGGGGCAAAGCGGACGGCGCTTATCTACAACGGAGGGCCGGAGGACCCATTCGAGCGGCCGGAGTGCCCGCCGTGTGACATGCTGCTAGGGTCCACGCAAGCAATCTACAGCGGCTACCTCTACGGGTCGTGGTTCGACTGGTCGATCCTCTGGCGGCTGACCGGGCGGAGGAGGTTGGCCACGACCGTGGTAGGGCGGTATAGCCGGGTGGATGCACTGCCGCGGGTGCGGTTCGTCGGTGAGCGCTCCTATGCCGACGCCATGCGCTACGTGGCCAGCGCGGACGTGGGGCTCGTGCCGTTCGCCGGTAGCCTGTGCCGGTCGGTGGACCCCATCAAGTACTACGACTACCTGGCTGCCGGGATCTGGACCGTGGCGACGCCGGACGTGAAGCCGCTGATCGGGCGGCCGTTCGTGGTGACGGCCCGGCCCGACGAGTGGCCCGACGCGGTGGCGAGCGCGGCGAGGCGGAAGGCGCGCCCGACGGCGGACGACGTGCGGGCGAACGCCTGGAGCGCGAGAGCACGGCAGATGACGGATGCACTGGGGATTTCGGAGTCGGGGGCCGGTGCCGGTGCCGAAGGGCTGCCGCCTGAGCGGTGGCCGCACGCGGCAGCGCTGGCGGCGCCGGAGGCATGGCCGGAGCGGCAGGTGTCGGAAGCGGATGCGCGCCTGCGGGTGACGTGGGAGGTGCCGGCGACGTGCCAGATGGCGCCGGCGTGCCCCTACTGCAACAACGCGGCCGGCCGGGCCGCGCTGCCGGCGCTCCCTGAGAACTGGGGCGGGATCGTCGCCGGGATCGAGCAGCTCGGTGAGGAGCGAGGGCCTCTATACCTGTCGGTCTGCTACGGGGAGCCGACGAGCCAGCCGGACGTGATCCGGGCGATCGGGCGGCTGGGCCGGCGGAACAAGGTGGACGTGAGCACCAATCTCCTGTTCAGGCCGCCCGACATCGCCGAGTGGCCGCGGAGCGGGAACATCCGGCTGGCGACGAGCTTCCACCCGCACGCCTGGGGAAGCGTGGGCGCCTTCGTGGCACGCCGGCGGGAGATCGAGGCGGCCGGGATCGAGTGCGGGGTGGCGTTGATCGTGGCGTGGCCGCCCTATGCAGAGCGGATCCCGGGGTGGCGGGCGGAAATGGAAGCCGCGGGGATCACCGTCGAGGTGCTGCCCTTCTGGGGGCGCTGGCGGGGCAAGAGCTATCCAGAGGCGGCCGGCGAAGGCGAGGAGAGCTGCCTGGGGCGGCCGTGCCGGGCCGGGGTCGATTACCTGTTCGTGGCCTTCGACGGCACGGCCCGGCGGTGCTACCTGCCGGACGCGGAGGTCTTGGGGCACGCCATCGGGGCAGGGGTGCGGATGCTGGATAAGCCGCAGCCGTGCGTGTCGCGGATATGCCCGTGCCCGGACATGTGGCGGTATCTCGTCTGACTGTTTGTCGGCCCGGGCGCCGGCGATGGAGACCACCGTGGGAGAATGCAGGATGCAAGCGGACTGCCCTGCGCTGGCAGTCCTATCGCACGAAGTGCAGACAGCGCGTGAGTGTGCGGACAAGGCAACTGATGCCATCGCCGACGAGCGTAAGGAGCGGGAGCAGAGCATCACGCGCATCCACACCCGACTAGACGATGTGAGCAAGGGGGTGGGCGAGGTCTACAAAGGGCTGCTCTTTGTGGTCATCCCCCTGGCCGGATCGCTGCTGCTGTGCGTCATCGGGGGCATCCTGGCGTACGCGCTGCGCAAGTGAGGGGGTGATCTGAATGGAGAAGCAGAAGCCGAACCTGGGTTGGAAGACAATCCTGGGCAGCCTGGCTGCCGGGGCGATCCTGGTGGTGAAGGGGCAGGGCTGGCTGGATGCCGGCACCGCTGACACCCTGCTGGGCTTTGCGCTGGCATTCGCGGGCTATGGGGCGCGCGTGGCCATCGCCAAGAGTGGAGGGGCGCAGTGAACACGCGGCTGGCCGCCGTAGCACTGGACCGCGCGGCGCGGGGCCTGGGCGAGCGAGAGCCCGGCTACTGCCAGCGCTGGGTGCGGCAGGCAGTGCAGGCCGCGCTCGGGCACCGCTACGACCGGTGGTTCCGCGCGAGCGCGGCGCTGTCTGCCGAGCGGTTCCAAGCCAGCCCGCCCCCCGGGGCGATCGTGCTCCGGACGCGCGATGTGCTGGACACGCGGCAGGGCGACCTGCTGTACTGCACGACCGGGCACGGCGGGTTCGGGCACGTGGGGATCCGGGTCGTGGGCAACCGGGTGGCTGAGAACAGCGTGGTAAACGATGGGGTGTTCGGGGCCATCGGGTTCCGGCCCCTCCGAGAGTTCGGGTTTGACGTGGTGGTGAGGCTGCCGGAGCCGTAGCGGGGATTATTCCACGCCGAATAATCCGAGGATGCCCCCGGGGAGACACTCTCCCCGGGGGCCTTTCGCATGTACGGGGCGGGCAGGAGCGGGTCAGGCGCGTCCCGAACAGGAGTGTGCTATGGCACGAGGGCACATTCGCCCGGCGCGGTCGGCACCGGGGCGCGAGGGCAAGGCGTGGACGATCCACTATCGGGATAGCGCAGGCGCCCAGCACCAGGAGACGGTGCAGGGAGGCAGGCGCGCGGCACAGCAGGCCCTGACGCAGCGGCTGCGCGCGGTGGACACCGGCACCCACGCGGCAGCCGGGGGCCTGACGGTGGAGGAGTATCTGCGGCGGTGGCTCGAGGACAGCGCGCGGCTGTCGCTGGCGCCGCAGAGCTACCGCAGCTACCGGTGCGCGGTGAACAATTGGGCGGCGGCCCTCGGGCGGCACCGCCTGGACCGGCTGTCGCCGCTGCACATCCAGGAGGCGATCCGGCTGGCCGAGGAGGCGGATCTCTCGCCGGTGACGATCCAGCGCTACCACGTGACGCTCCACCGGGCGCTGCGCCAGGCGGTGGAGTGGAACCTGATCCCCTTCAACCCGGCCGACCGGGTGACACTGCCGCGGCGGGTGCGCTTCGAGGGGGCGGTTCTGACCGAAGAGGAGTGCGTGAAGCTGCTGGCGGCCGCCCTCGATGACACCTACGGGCTGCTGATCCTTCTGGGGCTGGGCCTGGGGCTGCGGCTCGGGGAAGCGCTGGGGCTGCGGTGGGGCGACGTCGACCTGGTCGGCGGCCAGGTCACGGTGCGGCGGTCGATGCAGGCGATCGACCGCTCGGTGAAGGACACCAAGAGCGGGCGCATCCGGCAGATCCCGCTGCCGCGGTTCGTCGGGGAGCACCTGCGGGGCGAGCAGGCCCGCCACGAGGGCGAGCGGCGCGCGATGGGGCCGGGGTGGAACCCCGAGGGATACCTGATCGTTGGGCGCAAGGGCCGGCCGGTGGCGATCCGCTCAACTGAGATCATGCACCGGGTGTGCAAGCGCGCCGGCGTGCGGCAGGTGCGGCTGCACGACCTACGGCACACGCACGCAACGCTGCTGCTGAGCAAGGGCGAGGACGTGAAGGCGGTGTCGGAGCAGCTCGGGCACGCTGACGTGCGGATCACCTTGATGGTCTATCACCACGTGCAGCCGGCGGCCCGCCAGGGCCTGGCGGATCGGCTGGACGATGCCTTCCGCAAGCCCTGATCTACCCCCTCGTTTGCATTTCGTTTGCAGCCGTCGACCACACCCGTTGCGTCCCTAAGGCGCGAGGCCCCGGAACCGTAGAACTGCAAGTTCTACGGCGGGCCTGCATGGGGTGGTGTGGGGGCGCACGGGCCCTACGGTTTCTGCATGCGCTGTGACCGCGTTGCAAACGGATTGGCACGGTTCGTTTGCAGATCCGTTTGCAACTGCTCCTGGCTGGCCATGTAGGCTTCGAGGGATGAGCGGCGGACGAGCAGCCTGCTGCGCACACGGAAGCTGGGGAGCTCGCCCGTCCGGGCCATCGCGTAGGCCAGGGATGTGCTGACCCGGAGGATCCGGGCCGCCTCGGGGATCGTGTAGACAACAGGCTGCTCGTCCATCGTGTGGCCCGTCTGGATGCCCGGTCAGGGACGTTGCCCCGGGGTCTCAGGCATCATCTCACAATCGTCGCACTCACAGTCCAGCAGCCCGCACCGCGGGCACGGCGCTTCCTCACCCGTGCCGCGGCAATACGGGCACCTACACTGCTCCAGCGGATCGTCCACATCCCATCCGCTGCCATTGCACTCTCTGCAGATCACGGCTCACGCCCGGGCGAGGGCGGCGCTGCAGCCGGTGCAGGCGTAGGAGAGCTCGGGCTCCGGGAGGGCCGCCAGGCCGGCACTCCGGCGAGCGGCAGCCCGGGCGGCGCGGCGGGGTGCGTCGGACCGGGCGTAGCTCTTGCGCATCTCCGCATCGTCGGTGTCGTGCGCGATACCGCCCCACCAGCGCAACGTCCGCGTGTTGGTATGGGTGTAGCTGTTGGGTGAGGCGGCGCAGGCACGCTCGGCGGCCAGGATGGCCGTGGCCGCCAGGCGCAGGAGCGTGGCCTCGGACAGCTCGGAGAGGAGCTGCAGCAGCTCGGCCGGTGTCGCGATGGGATCGTAGGATGGTGCGGTGAAGAGCGCGTCGTTCCAGGGGAGCTTCACCGCCTTGAGGCCCGCTGCCGGATCCGCAGCTTGCGACTGCAGGGCGTGCAGGGCCAGCGGGGCCAGGAGCCGGCAG